CAGCAACAAGTTCAGCAACAAGTTCAGCAACAAGTTCAGCAACAAGTTCAGCAACAAGTTCAGCAACAAGTTCAGCAAAAAAAGCAACAAAAGCAACAAAAAAAGAAACAAAAAAAGAAACAAAAAAAGAAACAAAAAAAACGAGATAAAGGATTTTTTAACAAATTACTTGGTATAAAATAATACTTTTTAAGTTAAATACTCATTGATATTAAATATATATTAATTATTTAATCTCATGAATTCTTCTAATATTTCATTAAATAAATCTATTAATAATATTAATAGCCAAAATTCTATAAATAAATATTATTTGGATATTTTATTTGAATCTTGTGATGACGCTTCATTTTCTAATTTTTATAACAAACTAAAAAGTAAAGATTTAAATAATAATGAAATAGATAGAATTATATGGAATAAATTACTAAATATTAATGAACATTTAAAAATGATATGTACATCATCATTTGAATCTAAATTAGATTTATATTCTTCATATAATGTTGTTGAATTGTTAAATAATAAGTCACCGAAAATTAACACATATAAACCTTCTAATATAAAAGTTCATTTAAAAGAGCATCAGCGTTCCACAGTATATGCTATGGCATGTAAAGAACTTAATAATATAATTAGAATCAGAGCTGAAAGAAGTTTTAGGAGTGGGATGTTAAGACGCGAAATAAAATATACAACAAGTCTAAATATTGGCATATTAGCCGATGATGTTGGTTCTGGGAAAACACTAAATATTTTATCTTTAATTGCTATTTGTCCAATATCAATTCCATATTTTGATAGAAAATATAATTGTATAAAAGAAATTTGTAAAAAATTTATAAGAGAAGAGGAAAAAAATATAAAACAAAAATTAAGTGATACAATTTGTTATGATATTTTAAATATAATCCAAGCATATTTTACTAAATCAATTGAATATTCAAATATTATTCCTAACAATGATAATATTGAATCATATACGAAAATAACAGAAGTAAATCTTACTAAAGAGTATATTCCTTCTAATTTAATTATAGTACCCCATTCATTATTTCATCAATGGTTAAATGACATTCAAAATATGACAAATTTAAAAGTTTATCCAATAAAAACTAAAAGAGATAAAATTGATATTGAAATTTTCAAAAAATATGATATTGTTTTATGTAATGCTAATAAATATAATAATATTGCAAAAAAAAGTTCTAAATACAAATGGTCAAGAATAATAATTGATGAAGCAGATACTATTAATCTTCCAAACAGTATGGCAATATCTTGTGATTTTTTATGGTTTATAACAACAACATTTGAACGATTAGAAGAACATAAAAATATTGGATTTATTAAAAATACATTCAGAAATTTAGAATATAATTGTACTTATACAATTTATAAAGCGTTAAAAAATGCTTTAGTAATTAAAACAAATAATGAAGTTGTTAAAGATTCATTTACTGGAAGTATACCAATACCAGTATACAACATAGTTAAATGTTCAGCACCGTTATGGATGTACTTAATAAAAGATTGTATTGGAAAAACACTTTTGGAAAAATTGAATGCGGGTGATATAGTAGGTGGAATTACATATTTGAAATCGAATTCATTTACCTATGATTTTAAGAATATGAATATTATTCAATATTTAATATTACGATTAAGAAGACAGATTAATAATCATTCTAAAAGAATTAATTCTCTTAATAAACAGATTGATGATTTAACTACAACAAGTAAATATATTAGTCATAAGTCATTTAATCAAAATATTACATCATTAAAAAAAAAGATAAATAGGTATTCTAATAATAAAATTAATAAAGAAAATAGATTAGATCATTTGAAAGAAAATTTATCATTACATTCACTATGTTGTCTTTGTCAACAGCAAATTGTTGATAAACAATCAACAACACTATGTTGTGATACAAAATTTTGTAAATATTGTTTAGATAAACATTTGAAACAATATGGTAAATGTCCTTATTGTTTACAACAAATAAAATATAATTTTGTAAATATATCAGAAATTGAGAGGAATTGGATAGATAACACAATTACTAAATATAATTCAAAAGAAAATGATAAAATACATAATCTAATTAAAATAATTCAAAATAATCCAAATGGAAAATTTTTAATATTTTCGAATTATTCTTTTAATCAAATTATTAATTTTTTAGATAGAAAAAAAATTACATGGAAAAAATTATGTGGAAGACCAGATATTATTAAAAAATTAGTAAATAATTATGATAAAGGTATTATAAAAGTTTTAATGTTAAACGCAAAATATTATGGAAACGGATTAAATTTACAGATGACAACTGATATTATTATATTCCATAAAATGGATAAAAATACAAAAACACAAATTATTGGTAGAGCACAACGGGTTGGTAGAAAATATAAATTAAAAATATATGAATTAGAATATGAGCATGAGCATGAATCTGAACATGAACATGAGTATGAAACATGAAAATATCAATTAATCTAAAATATATATCTTTTAATATAAATATATATAGTTACCTATGAATAACTGGATCACAACAATAGTTGAAGATACTGCTAAAGAAAATTATGTATCACGTTTTAGATTATTAACTATTAATGAAGTTATTTTACCAGGAACGGATTTAAGTACAGCTATAGATATAAAAAAAGATGTTAAATTATTAGGCAATAATTCTTCATGTATAAGTCCAAGAATCTATTCATATTTTATTTCTAATGAACAAATTAAAAATTGGTATTTAACCAATACATTTACTATAACACAACAATTAGACAATGGAATTCGCTATTTTAAAATAAAGATATCATGTAATTATGAAAATTCAAATCAAAAAACGTGGTATGCTACAAATGTTTTTACTAATATAGAATTGTCATCTGTTCTAGAAGAATTTGATACCTGGCTAAATTTAGAAGGTAATAATGATTTTATCCTTATTGATTTCGAACTTGAACCTTGTACTAATAAATATTATAACAAAGAAGGATATATTGATTCTTTTTATGATCTGATTATGGAAAGATCCGATAATATTTATAAACCCGAAGAAAGTAATAAAGTATGGGAAGAGGCTTGGAAAGACGGAGGAGAACAATATAAAAATGACAATACCCGTTTACAAGGTGATACAAAAAAAGGATATATTAAACTTCCAACTGTTGATGAGGTAAAGGGCCTAGCTGTTATTTTTGTAGATAAAAAATTATATTCGAATGATAGTGAAACAAAAAAGCAAGTAAGTCCATTACCATCATTTTTATTTATTAATCAAGAATCAGATGATTATTCTTCAGCAAAACACCTTGTTTCTAATAGAAAAAAATGGTTAAGAGAACTTAAGAGTAGAACAAGTAAAATAGCAATATCTTATAATGATCAAAATTATAAATTTATTGATTCAGTCTTTAATAAATTAAATTTTTACTATAATATTCCTAACATAGATATCCAAAAACAAATAGCATTAATCATTTTAATAGAACGTATATTACTATATTTACCATGGCTTATTCTGTCTTTTCTTATAATATCATTTGTATCATTTAGATGGGGGATAAAATTTATTGTAGATGTTACAATTTGTCCAAGTATATCTTATATTCTTTTAAAGTTTTTTGTAATATGTTTAGTTATTGCTTTGATTTTAACTTGTTATTTACATTTTTGGAATAAGAAAAAGAAGGAATCTCACAGTAATAAAATAGCATCAACAATAGTTAATGCAAAATTAGATGAATTATTAAATGCTGACCAATGGAACAAACGTAATTTATCAATAATAACGCTTAATTATCCAACTGTGGAGCAGATTACAAAAATAAGAGATTTAAATTGTTATTATAGAGAGAATACAAATCCAAGCGTCAATGACCCTATAATTTGGCATTTTAAACATATAGATGAGGAAGATAAACCTAATAAACTAAAAATAAAAATACGAAATGTTGCTGTAGAAACAGATGGTAAGATAGTTTATCAAGGCAAACTTAAGTATACAATTACAAGTGACCAACTCACACCCGATACTCGAACAACTGCGGATGATGACAAAAAATACGAAATATATGATGATGATCTTCAAATATTAGATAAAGATAATGTTACAAAAACTACGGATGGAATATTCGAATATGAAAATGATATAAGTTTAAATAACTTAAAAAGTGGTAAATTACGATTGACCATACATATTGAAAATTCTTGTGAAAACAAAAGTATTAACTCGGCAACTCAAGACAAACAACGAATAAATGGTGTTGATAATACTATTGATGTAATTCTTCCAATAAATGATGAAAAATTTTATGTTAAATTTGAAGATTTTACAGACATTTCCCCCATGATTAAAAATTCTACTGATAGATTAATAAAATTTTATCAAACTAGACAATCTTAAATTTATCGTAAATATTTACAATATTATATTTTGAATATAACATTATAAATTTTCTTAAAAATAATTTGGAAAAGAACGAGTTAATCTATTACTAGAAATACCATCATATTCCCTATCTTCAATAAATTTATCATATATTTCTTTCGTTTTAAAAATATTTTTAACTAAAATATTACTGTTAATTTTAAATTTATTATGCTCTATATCTTTTAAATCATTTTCGTTAATGTAATAAATACCAGTTATTATTTTATTACCTCTTTTTTCTTTAAAGTAAATTGTATTTAATTCAAAATTTGTAAGGATTGCATTATCAATACCCGCTTTCATCTGAATTTCTTTTTGAATTTTTGTTTTTATATCATCATTTTTATTAATATATTCACTTTGAGATAAAAATATTGGTTGCTTAGATACTTCTTCTAGTAAACTTATATTATTTAGTATTTTGTTTGGTTCCGTTTTTTCATAAGAATTTATTTTACATTCATCTTCTTGTTTGTCTTCTTTTTTATCTTCTTGTTTGTCTTCTAGTTTGTCTTCTAGTTTGTCTTCTAGTTTGTCTTCTTGTTTGTCTTCTTGTTTGTCTTCTTGTTTGTCTTCTTTTTCATCTTCTAGTTTGTCTTCTTTTTCATCTTCTAGTTTGTCTTCTAGTTTGTCTTCTTGTTTGTCTTCTTGTTTGTCTTCTTGTTTGTCTTCTTGTTTGTCTTCGTCTTCATTTTCATCTAACATACTCCATATAACAATTCCACTAATAATACAAAGTACAATTTGGTAACCCAATGGCAAACATGATATAATAAAGTCAAGCATCTTTAATAAATCAAAATATTTTTTTTTTAAAGTGAAGCATATTTGCGTGTCCATTCACCTGCGGTTAATTCAAATTCTGGATAATTATTTTTATATTGTTGTGCTATTTCTATAACTAATGGATCATCGGGATTAGGATCACAAAGTAAAGAACAAATTGATAAAAGTACCTTAGAAATAGTTAAAGCTGGACTCCAGTTTTCCTTTAAAATATCAAGACAAATATTACCATTAGCATTTACATTTGGATGATATACTTTCGTTAAGAATTTGATTTTAGGAGGTTTAAATGGATAATTTTGAGGAAAACTTACACTAAGGAAAAAAACTCCACTTTGATAAGGGCTATCAATTGGACCCATAATTGTTGCTCTCCATTCATACATATCATCACCATCAGGTCCAGCACTACAATTTACTGGTGGTGATTTACGGATCTCTGCTAATTCGCGTTCAATTCTTTTTGAAGTAGACATATTTATATACTATATTATTTAATATATTTCTTTAACTTTAAACATAGATATATTAAATCAATTTTAAATTAACAATTTTTTTATTATTATAATAAAGTAAGATTAATGATGAAAACGCCTATGCTTCGTCTATTAAGTACAGTAAAACATTTCGCAAAAAAAAATCCAAATCCTCTTAAATTAAACTATGTATGTGATTATGGAAGAATAAAATGTCCAAAAACAATTACACAACAATCATTATATTTATATAAAGAATTACCTATTCGTCTTGCCCAAAGGGCAGTTGAATTAGAGAATTTACCATATGATGTATCTAAAACACAACCAATGCAAGATGTGTATGATATTTATCTAAGATCATTCGATGAATTAATCAACCATGAAGAACCAGATGATATAGATAAATCCAATAATTTTACAAAAACTCTTCAAAAAATTAAAGAAGATGGTCTAAATATTGAATATCATATTTCTAATGCTTTAGAATTATTTAGAGAAGAAAATACAAATAACCAAACATATAACAAGGATATTGAACATATAGATAATACTCTTGAAAATTTCTATAACTCACGTATAGGTATTCGTTTTTTGATTGGGCAACATGTAACTGTTCAGCAAAAATCAATAAATGATTCATATGTAGGAATGATAAATAGAAAATGTGATCCACATACAGTAATTAAAGATGCTGCTCATCAAGTAATTGAGATGGTTGATAATGTTTATTGTAAAGAATTAGAATTTGATTTTGGATTTACTAATAAAAGTGCTGAATTTGTGTATATTCCAAGTCATTTATTCTATATTGTTCTTGAAGTTTTAAAAAATGCTGGTAAAGCAACTGCTGAATT